GTCGTCACCCATCACCAGCACACGGTCATGTGGCAGGCTATGTCCAGTAACCTTTTCCCACATGTAAGACACGAGTATCAAATTAACAATAGAATCAATAATGGAAGTGAAAGCGCTCCCACTAGGGACTCCCTTATGTTTCTGATACACTCGGCCATCTGGAGCAATAATCCGAGAATGGATGAAGTCATTGACGTACCTTCTCCACACTTCCAGCTCATCACTATTCAGATCTAGATGCGTCCGTGCCACTCGGAAAGCATCGTCAATCATCCTAGCTGGGACTGTCGAGTCGAATTTCGAAAAGTCTAACGAATAGACGTACCGAAATCGCGACTCGATCTCGCTGATGATGGCACCCTGTTCATGTCCTCGAAGTCCCCAGACGAAGGGCCTCCTTCGCGAAAGCGACGCCATGACTTGTTTAGAGTAACGCGTCCCCACAATTGTCGTAGGAAGCGGAGCCATCCATACGAGCCTAGTTTTTGGACCAGCATTCCCAGGCTGAACGCGACGGCCAAATACATAGGGGTCAAATCCCCGTCCGTCACGAATAATCCTCGTAGCCAACCGTGCCCCGGCATCCAGGACCAGTTTATTGCTACGAAAGAAAGGAGCGCCAGCGTAAGAGTCAAGCAAAATATGCGACTCCACAACTTCATCCACGCTGAGAGGGAGCTTCCCTCCCGTTTTAGTACCTGCACTGTCATACGTCGAACGAATTGCTCCCTTGTAGGCAGCGGTTTCGTAGGATCGTGCTCCAGTTCCGGCATCGCGTGGATCACGTACCGCCACATTGGCCAGTACAGCTCTCCCGTCAAGTTCGCCAGTGACGCTAGATACATGTCGAAGCCCGACATCTCCGCGTCCAACTTCACTCTTCGAGTTCCCGCTCGATTTGTGATTGCGATCTCGTCGTCCTCGAGGTCCTGTGGAGGGACGAACTTGACCTGAGGTGCGGCGACACGAACAGTCTCCTCGTCCGAACACTCCGGCGGTGAGAATGTCGTCTCTGGTAGTAGTGGTTCGGTCGTCTGTGCCTGAGCGGGAGGAATGAATTGGACAGCCGTAAGTGGCGATCCCTTTCTCCACCCATTGAGGGTCGGTGACACTCCGATTATCCCTTTCTGGCACTAGCCCAGATGACAGGTCCCCAAGCGCACGTTCCATGGAATAATCCACAGCAACTAGCTCGACGGCCCTGCTGAGCGAAGCGAGTGCTTCGGCAACGCGAGATTCGTTACCTCTGCTGAGATACGGTCCGAGATCATCGATTCCGCATCTCGCACGCAATTGCATGCAACACCTCCTAAGCGGGTCTAGTAGTGTCGACTGCGGTGACCAGCCGTTACCAGTCGGCTGTGGTTTGTCAAGCCACATCTTTAACAACGGTTGACATCCGTTGAGCACTTCGCCACTGTGGCAATCCCTCGCAAAAGGCAGTGGGCTGACAAAGTCAGCAAAGACCATTACGTGGTCGATCGATCACCA